GAGGTGGAGTATAAGGCGTTTGCAGAGTATGAGGCTATGGCAGACAAGCACGAGTATATCAACGCTGTAAAGGTCACTAAGGGCGACAGGAAGTCCATTGCCAGAGCACTAGCGATATACTCAGGCTTCACTGAGGGGCTGCAGTTGTTCTCTAGCTTCATCATCCTGCTCAACTTTCCCCGTTTCGGCAAGATGAAGGGCATGGGGCAGATTATCACCTACAGCATACGTGATGAGTCCATGCACGTAGAGGCTATGACCAAGCTGTTCAGGGAGTTTATCAAAGAGAACATTGAGTTGTGGACTGATGACTTCAAGAAAGAAATATATCAGTCCTGCCGTGAGATGGTTGACCTAGAGGATAGGTTCTTGGATCTTGTGTTTGAGCAGGGCGACATCCCAGGCTTAACCAAAGCAGAGATGCGTCAATACATCAGATACATCGCTGACCGTAGATTGCTGCAGCTAGGACTGAAGCCTAACTATGGAGTGAAGGAGAATCCGCTAAACTGGCTGGACGATGTGCTGGGAGTGGAGCATCAGAACTTCTTTGAGGGACGTGCGACTACCTACATGAAGGCAGGTCTGCGCGGTGATGTTGGGAAGGTAAGGTTCGCTAGCGTAGGCTAACCTCTCTCTTCTTCTGCTGCTGCTGGTGCCCCTATAAACGGTTGTGCGCCAGCAGTTAGCATACCTGCCCTTCGAGACACAGTAGCCACGTCTCTTCCTTGTGTCTTTGGCTCGTACTCCTTGAGAACTCTAAGATTATATGTTACAGGGTTTTCCCCCTTATTCATAGGTATCCCAGACATCTTCTCAAGATTCTTAGCGGCCTGCATTACCTCAGCTCTACGGTCTCCCTCTGGCTTATTCTTTCCCCCTTTACTTATTCTGGAGTTTAGATTGTCCTCCATAGAGTATCGTTCTGCTGCTGGTGCCTTAAAGTTAGACCGCTGTACAGGTGTCATAGTGACAAGAGAGCTACCGCCTACTGGGTCAAAACCAAACATATCGTGCTGATCTGATATTATTGAGTACACATCTCCAGTATCTGCATTTATGGCTATGAAGTCGTTGACACCCCCAAGCTCCTTCGCCTCAGATATGTGAGATGTCCCTATGTAAATATGAGGATCGTCTTTGCCGCCTGCTGTGACACGTACATCTCTCTGCTTATAAAAAGCTAACAGGTCTGACTTAGTAACGTCCTGTACGCTTTTCTTTTTCTTCTTCATAAAGTTGGCTAACCCTTTCTTTTCCCCAACAGTTTCTTGTGTCAATAGACGGAGAGCTTCTGGGCCTTTTTTTGTGCCGACTCTAGCTTCGTTAGACAGTCTCTGCACACCTTCAGGGTTCTTAACTATAATATCAGTCTTTTCTGGCTTGAAGCCCCACACTTTATACAGGTGATTCATGGCCCTGTTCTGCACTTGTTCAGGGACTTCAAAATTAATGTTTACTCCTTTATCAAATAACTGAGATTTTACCTGTGCTCTGTCGGTTGCTTTGACCTCTGCTAAATTGTTTACCTTACCTATCGGCCCTTCAGCGATAAAACGTGCTGGCCCCTGTCCTCTCTGTCTAGATATATAGTCTGTAGTTATAGCAGAGGCCATGCTTTGATTGCCTTTGGTAGTCCCAGCGCCAATTTCACCTTTACCTTTCTCTAGAGGTACTCCGGTCTCTCTCTCGAAGGCTATGGCTCTAGGGCTAAAAGCGTCTGATATTGTCCCAGGTAGGGCTGTCGCTGATCCTTTAGCAGCAGCTAAAATTTTCTGAGGAGTCCCTACTCCTTTTCCATAGAATCCCTCAAGCATTGTAGGGACTCTAGCTGCACCAGAATTGATTGCTGTCTGTGCTACTCTGACAGCAGGTATTAGTCCCGCTATATTACCCGCAGCCGCTATGTCACGCATCATGCCAGGACGCTCCTGAGCGTACTGTATAGCCTCCTGACCTAGTTCTGTTTCAGCCAGAGTTTGCACACCTGACGCTATAGCTTCTTTAGCAACGTCTGGAACAGCAGCGCCTACAACATCGCCAATAGGACTAAGAGCGGTGCCCACAACAGTTGAGGTGTCCCACAGAATTTGACGAGGAAGACTGGCACCAACCTCTTGAGCTATCCTATCGCTCTCCTCCATTTCTGCTTTTGCAGCCTTGACTTTACCAGTGACATAATCGTCACCCTGCTGCTGTCTACGAGTTGCCTGCCGTTTTGCTCTTAGTTTTCTGCCAGTAATCTGCTCCCTTATTTTCCTAGCTTTTTCAGACATCCGTGTCTTCCTCTTCAGGAACTTCTACAGGAGTTTCATTTAACAAGTTTATAAGCACCAGTCTATCTGCTTTAATTCTCTCTAGAACCTCTACAGCAACACCTTCTTTCTCTGCTGCCCTAAGCGCAGTTCCCGTTTGTTTGACCATTTCTCCAAATAAAACTTTAGCTTCAGGAGAAAAAGCCGCTCTAGCTCCACCAAACCCTATCGCCATTATAGCAGGGATAGTTAATACAGGCCAATAAGTAGCTAATCCACCAGCAACTAGGCCAGTAGTGGCTACCTGAGCGCCCACTGTAGTAGGTAAAAATCTTCTCGAAAACTTAGTGAGTCTTTCTATTGGGCCTCTAGCATCCTTAGCTCTTTTGGGCAGTAATGTATTTAAGGAGCCAAGATATGCAGTTTGCTTGCGA